GCATAAATACTATAGAAACTAACTATGGGAAGTAAAGATGGCACAGCCTACTACAAGAACACAATTTAAAGAGTGGTGCTTACGAAAGTTAGGTAAACCAGTTATTGAAATTAACGTTGATGTTGATCAGATAGATGATCGAGTTGACGAAGCATTATCCTACTATTGGGATTATCACTTTGACGGAACTGAGAGAACTTTTTTAAAGCATCAAATCACAGCCGCTGACATAACTAATGGCTACATTACTGTGCCTGAGAATATCATTGGCGTAGTTAACTTATTCCCTATTGGATCTAGTATTACAGCTAGTAGCGGTATGTTTAATGTTCAATATCAATTTGTTCTTAACAACATACATGATATGGTTAATTATAACATGACTAACTACTACATGTCAATGCAAAACTTACAGTTTATGGAAGAATTATTAGTAGGTAAGCAACCTATCCGATACAATAGACACGTGAACAGATTACATGTTGACACAGACTGGAAAAGATTAGCAGTAGGAACATGGATGGTAGCTGAAGCGTATCAAGTTGTTGAGCCCACAACGTATGGTAACGTATGGAAAGATCGCTGGTTGCAAAGTTATGCATCAGCTAAGATAAAGTATCAATGGGGTGCTAATATAACTAAGTTTAACGGAATGACCTTACCGGGTAATATCCAGTTCAACGGAGAACAAATTTTAAATGATGCGGCACAAGAGATTCAAAAACTAGAAGATGAAATGATATCCTCTTACTCTTTGCCTGTTGTTGACATGATAGGATAACTAAAGTGGCTAAAAATTACTACTTTGAGAACTATGAAAACTCGATGGAGCAATCTCTCATCGAGGATCTTGTCGTTGAATCTATCCAGATTTACGGCGTAGATGTATGGTACCTACCTAGAACTAAAGTAGCTGAAGATGATATACTGAACGAAGATGATCTGCCGACATTTGATGACGCATATCTAGTAGAAATGTACGTTAAGAATGTTGACGGATTCGAAGGAGAAGGAGACTTCTTATCCAAGTTCGGTCTACAAATTCGTGACTCGATTACTATGACTATGGCACAGAGAACATACGAACTAGAAGTTGGTATGATTACGGAAGTTAATCGTCCACGTGAAGGCGATCTCATCTATCTACCGCTGAACAATAAGTTCTTCGAACTACAGCACGTAGAGCATGAGGCAATCTTCTATCAAATAGGCTCACTACAGACTTATGACCTTCGTGCGGAACTCTTTGAATATAGTGGCGAAACATTCAACACTGGTGATGTCGTAATAGATAACTATTTTGACAAGATAAACAGATTCGTTGACACAGAATCAACAGCATTTGTGGCAGAAGTCAGAAGTGGTGTATACTACGTCAAAGAAGTTGAAGATAGAGGCGATCTATTAGTACAACCCACTCTTCAACTATATAAGGGAGAAACTTATACATTCGATGTGAGTCACAGTTCTATGGGTGGATATCCTATATCATTCTACACTACAAACTCGCCTTCGACTGGCGTTGTCTTACCATCTACAACAGCAAACATTGTGTACTCGGGAACACCAGGCACCACAGGTGCTACTGTTAGTATTACTCCAGCACTTACTGCGGTTAACGATGTCATAGTTCATTATATAAGCACAACAACCTTGGGAATGGGAGCTACAGTAACGCTACTTGCGTCTAAACTAGAAGTTGAAATATATGATGAGTTAGCTGATAATACAACAATAGAAACTCTAGGTGATAACATAGTAGACTTCACGCAAAATAATCCATTCGGTGAGGATAACTTTTAATGTTCGGACAACACTTTTATAACGAAACAACTCGTAGATACGTAGCAGTATTCGGAACACTCTTCAATGATATTCAGATAGGTCGCAAGAACAATGCGGGTGTTGAAATCAAAAGAATGACGATACCAATAAACTACGCACCTGTACAGAAACTATTAGCTAGGCTAGATCAAGACCCTAACCTAGACGCACCAGCTATGACTTTGCCTAGAATGTCTTTCGAGATAACTGGCATGACGTATAACCCAACACGAAAGCTTCCTTCTTTAACTAGACAGAGTAAGTCTATCAGTGCGAATGATAGTGCAATGACAACACTACACACTCCTGCTCCATATGATCTAGAATTTACATTAAATATAATGACTAAGTACACTGAAGATGGAACTAAGATACTAGAACAGATACTACCATACTTTAAGCCTGACGTTACTGTCAGTGTTAAGATGATAGATACTATGGACTTTTATGTAGATATTCCAGTTATACTAAATTCAGTCAGTACCGAAGACACATACGAAAGCGACTTTCAGACTAGAAGAGTACTCACTTGGACTCTAAACTTTACTATGAAAGCTTATTACTTTGGTCCAGTAGCTACGAAAAGAACTATTAAGTTCGCAGAAGCAAGTATATACACCAGCACAACTTCAACCAATTTTGAAGAAAAGATTCAAGTTCGACCAGGGTCAACGTCTGCTAACGTGGCAACGACCGTACTCGCAGATAGTGTTCCTTATGCGGACATTAACGTAGATGACAATTGGGCAAATATCGTAACAATAACGGATACATAATGATTGATGAAATTAGCAATAGCCTAGGACTTGCTCCTATGGATGAAGTGGTTGAAGGTAAAGTTGTAGTGGATAAGAAATCTCTTCCTGCTACAGCTACCAACGTAGACTATGCGGATAAAGACTATGACTACGCAAGAACCAACTTCTATAATATAATCGAGACTGGCACTGAAGCCCTTGAGCAAATGTTGGATGTCGCTAAGGCATCTGAACATCCTCGTGCGTATGAAGTGGTCTCAACTATAATGAAAACTTTAGTAGATGCAAACAAAGACTTGGTAACAATGTCCGAAAAGAAGAAGCCCAAAGAAACTGTTGATGGTCTACCTATGACTAATAACAATCTGTTTGTAGGATCTACTGCCGAGTTACAACAGTTATTAAAGGACATGCGTAAAGGTGAGTAGTATAGTAGAACGTGGATATAATGGCAACGTTAATCTAAAACGTAAAGGAACTCCAATCGAGTTCTCTCAGGACATGGTTGCTGAGTTTCTAAAATGTGCAAAAGATCCCATATATTTTTCTGAGAAGTACATACAAATTGTACACGTAGATCATGGCTTGATTCCAATCAAGATGTATGATTATCAAAAGGATATCTGCGAAGCTATCACACATAACAGGCGAGTTACAGTAAACACATCTCGACAGGCTGGTAAAACAACTACCGCTGTTGCAGTTATATTACACTATGTATTATTTAACGATTACAAAACATGTGCGCTTTTAGCCAACAAAGGTGATGCCGCTCGTGAGATTTTAGATAGAATTAAAATTGCATATGAAGCTTTACCGAAATGGCTACAGCAAGGTGTGATAGAATGGAACAAAGGAAGTGTTGAGTTTGAAAACGGTTGTAAGATCATTGCAGGAAGTACATCAAGTTCTGCTATTCGAGGTAAGTCTATATCGTTTCTTTATATCGATGAGACGGCTTTTGTAGAGAACTGGGACGAGTTCTTTGCTTCTGTATTCCCAACTATTTCGTCTGGTAACACAACTAAGATATTATTCACATCTACGCCTAATGGTCTAAATCACTTCTACAAAACTTGTATGGGTGCTAAAGAAGATATTAACGGATACGTATATATCGAAGTGCCTTGGAATAAAGTACCTGGTCGTGACGAAGCTTGGAAGAAAGAAACTCTACAGGCTATGGATTTCGACACACAGAAATTCTCTCAAGAATTCGAGTGCAACTTCTTAGGTAGTTCTGGAACACTAATAGAAGGATCTAAACTTAAAACTCTAGTTGATGTAAAGCCTGTGGCTGAGAATTCTCACATGAAAGTCTATGCTCAACCAGAGAAAGATAGAGTGTACGTCATCGTAGTCGATGTATCTAGAGGCAAAGGATTAGACTATTCTGCGTTTCAAATAATAGACGTTACTGAGATGCCATACAATCAAGTATGTGTGTATAGAGACAATACTGTCACACCAATCGACTACGCTGAAATCATATATAGATGTATACAGAGGTACAATGAAGCGTACACTCTTATAGAAATAAATGATATAGGTGAGCAAGTCTCAGAAATACTTCATTACGAATTTGAAGTAGAGACCTTAATGTTTACCGAGTCAGCTGGAAGGTCAGGAAAAAGAATATCTACTGGATTCAAAAAAGGTTCAGATAAGGGAGTTCGTACAACTAAGTCGGTCAAGCAAGTTGGATGTAACATGCTAAAGATGTTGATAGAACAAGATCAACTTAGGATACACGATTTCCAAACAATAAACGAACTATCTACGTTCTCTAGAAAGGCAAACTCATACGAAGCAGAATCCGGTTGTCACGATGACTTGGTGATGTGCTTAGTATTATTTGCTTGGATGTCAGATCAAGCGTTTTTCAAAGAAGTCACAGATATAAATACTATCGATAGACTGAGATCAAGGAATGAAGAAGAACTAATGGAAAGCCTTCTGCCAATCGGTTTCAATACGTATGATGAGGATATCAGCGAAGAACAGTTTGGAGAACAGTGGAATTTTCACTAATATGGTGAATCACTGTTTTTATAAATATAAAGAGAATAAAGAAGTTTATAACTTACAAAATAAACAAGGAGAAATAAGAGATGGCTTTTCAAACAAGTCCAGGCGTTAACATAAGCGAAATCGACCTAACAAATGTCGTTCCTGCTGTATCGACCACTGAGGGCGCTATTGCGGGCGTATTTCGTTGGGGCCCAGAAAATCAACGCATACTAGTATCATCAGAAAAGGATTTAGTTAGTCGTTTCGGCGAACCAGCTAACTACTACACTAATGCTGCCTTAACACAGTCATGGACAAACCATGAAACATGGTACACAGCCGCTAACTTTTTAGCATACAGTGATGCGTTATACGTAACACGTGTATGTGATGGAACAGCCGCTGTTGCTACAAGCACAAACATTAATGCAAAATATAAAGGTCTTTTAGGTAACTCTATTAAAGTATCTCATTGTACTGATGGAAACTTTGATGCTGTTACTCGTGCATACACAATCACAATTGCACCTTTTGCGACTACAGGATCAATTGCGGCCTTGCCTACATCTGCTGGAGCATCTACGTTCTTATCAGTTGGAGACAATGTAGTACTTTCAGACGGTACGCTATTAGAAGTAATTTCTTTAGCAACTGCTACTGCTACTGGAGGAACTTTTGCACAAGTAATCACATTCAAAACTGCTTACAACAATCACACAGCATATGCCGCTCAGTTCAAGTCTCAATGGGGCGATGCTGATCTATTTGATGCAGGACCAACAAGTGGTGGAATTCACTTAGTTGTCAGAGATACTGATGGCAAGATTTCTGGTACTGTTGGAACAATCATCGAAAGATGGGAAAACGTCAACTGCGTATCTACTGCTAAAAAGACAGATGGTTCTACAAACTATATTCACGATGTATTGCATCAACATTCTAATTGGGTTGCTGTAACAGTTGCTCAGAGTGTTCTTCTTGCGGCTGCTGGAATCACATACGGTTCTGCAACACTCACAGGCGGAGTAGAAGGCGCTGATGAAGTCAACGTAACTCTAGCTACTGTTGCTCCTGGATATGACTTGTACAAAGATCCTGCTGATGTAGATATCTCTTTGATTCTACAAGGTAAGGCAATCGGTACAACTCTTGCTAATTACATCATTGCTAACGTTTGTGAAGTTCGTAAGGATTGCGTATTATTCGTATCTCCTGCAATAGGCGACATCACACCAGCACAGATGGTAACATTCGCAGGGGCTATATCTGCCACAACTTTCGCAGTCATTGACAGCGGATATAAATATCAGTACGATAAGTATGCTGATGTATATCGTTGGATCCCACTTAACGGTGATATCGCAGGCATCTGTGCAAGAACAGACGATGTTAGAGACCCTTGGTTCTCACCTGCTGGTTATAACAGAGGTCAAGTTAAGAACGTAGTCAAGCTACAGCTTAACCCAGCCAAAGCCCAGAGAGATTTACTATATAAGAACAACGTTAACCCAGTTATTACTCAGCCAGGTCAAGGAACTGTATTATTCGGTGATAAGACTAACGCTGGTGTAGCATCTGCATTTGATCGAATTAACGTTCGTAGATTGTTCATTGTACTAGAGAAGGCAATCGGCATAGCCGCTAAGTCTACTCTGTTCGAATTCAATGACGAATTCACAAGAGCGCAGTTTAAGAACTTAGTTGAGCCCTTTTTACGAGATGTTCAAGGTAGACGTGGAATTTATGACTTCAGAGTTGTAGTTGATGCAACAAACAACACAGCCGCAGTCGTAGACTCTAATAAGTTTGTTGGTGACATTTACATTAAGCCAGCACGTTCTATCAACTTCATTCAGTTGAACTTCGTTGCGGTTAGATCGGGCGTAGAGTTCACAGAAGTCGTTGGACAGTTCTAATAAATACTAATTCAAAGGAGAAATGAATAATGGCTTTCAACATTAACGAAATCAAAAGCCAATTGACCTTTGGAGGCGCTAAAGCGTCACTATTTCAAGTACAGATTACAAACCCTGTAAATGCGATAGCTGATCTTAAGACACCCTTCATGGTTCAGGCGGCAGCAATACCAGAGAGTACCCTGGGAACAATCGAGATCCCGTATTTCGGTCGTAAAGTAAAAGTGGCTGGTGACAGAACATTCGCAGAATGGACTGTTACTATCATGAACGATGAAGACTTCCTAATTCGCAATGCGATGGAAAACTGGATGGCTTCAATCAACGCTCATGAAGGCAACACAAGGCAGTTAGCAACAGCATCAAGTTCTGAGTATAAGTCACAAGCACAGATTACTCAGTACTCGAAAACTGGCGTACCCCTACGAGTGTACAACTTCAACGGTATCTTCCCAACTTCGGTTGGAGCAATCACAATGGATTGGAATACTACAGACGATATCGAAAGATTCGATGTTACATTCCAGTATGATTGGTGGAACGTTGACGGTGGTATTACTGGTACTGGCGGCACTAACGCTTAATTGAGCAACTAGATTAGGGGAGGGTTATGCTCTCCCTTTATTAAAGGATAAACTATGGAACTATTTGGATTTCAGATAAAGAGAAAGGCAGAAGGTAATAACAACATACCTTCTTTCGTTCAAGCAAATGAGGAAGACGGCTCAGTAAATATTGCCGCAACAGGTACTGGTGTCAGTAGCTTTTTGGATATGGATGGAACGGCTAAATCTGAAGCTGAATTGGTCCAGAAGTATAGGACTATGTTACAACAGCCTGAGGTTTCTCAAGCAGTCGATGACATCGTTAACGAAGCTATATGTATATCCCACGATGCAAAAGTCGTTGAATGTATTACAGATGATGTAGATTTATCTGACGGTATTAAGAAGAAGATTAGAGAAGAGTTCGATACAGTGTTAAAACTGCTAGATTTCTCTAATAACGGATACGAAACGTTTCAGAAATGGTACGTTGATGGAAGACTTAACTACCACGTGATGATCGATACTACAGCACCACGTAAAGGCATACAAGAACTACGTTACATTGATCCACGAAAGATTCGTAAAGTTCGTGAGTTCGAAAAAGAAAAAGTTGGTAGCAATAACGAAAATCAACTTGTCGCTAAAAAAGTTAAGAATGAGTACTTTATCTATAGTGAGAAGGGCTTTAATAACATGGCAGGAATTGCAGGGGCACAGCAACAGCAAACCCAAGGCAACACTGCAATGAACGGCCTTAAGATCGCTAAAGATTCGATTGTTACTGCTAATTCTGGGTTACTTAATGAGACTAGCACATTAGTTCTATCTCATATGCATAAAGCATATAAGCCTTTGAATCAGTTGAGAATGATGGAAGACGCAGTTGTTATCTATAGGATTTCAAGAGCGCCTGAAAGAAGAATTTTTTATATTGATGTGGGTAATTTGCCTAAGCTTAAAGCAGAGCAATATCTACGTGATATGATGACCAAGCATAAGAACCGCATGGTTTATGACATGGCAACTGGTGACGTAAAAGATGACCGCAGACATATGTCTATGACAGATGATTTCTGGTTACCACGAAGAGAAGGTGGTAGAGGTACTGAAATTACGACACTACCTGGTGGACAAAATCTAGGTGAACTAGACGATGTATTATACTTCCAGAAGCGTTTGTTTAAGTCATTGAACGTGCCTATTTCTAGAATGGAGACTGATGCAGGTTTCTCTCTAGGTAGAGCGAGTGAGATTTCACGAGATGAGATCAAGTTTGCTAAGTTCGTTAACAGATTAAGAACTAGATTTTCTACGTTGTTTGATAAGATACTTGAGAAGCAATTAATTCTAAAAGGAATTATTACTCCAGAAGAATGGCCAGAGATACAATCTCTAGTTCGTTATGACTTCATGAGTGATAATCATTTTGAAGAGTTGAAGTCTAGTGAGATATTAAGAGAGCGTCTAGGTGTTCTAAGAGATATTGATGAGTATGTAGGTAAATACTACTCCAGTGATTGGGTACGTAAGAATGTACTTCAAATGACTGAAGATGATATCGAGAAGATGAAAGAAGCAGTCGAAGCAGAGGACAAAGCCGCGGCAGATGCGGAAAAAGCCCTCGGAGACGATAATGACGCAGACGATTTAGATATTTAAACAACAGTTATGAAAGAATATAAATAACATTATATAATAAAGGAGATAGTAAATGAGTGTAAAAGAATTGATACAGAAAGCACAAGACAAAGACGCAACAGGGTTTGAGTCCGCTTTCGGCGATATTATGTCGGACAAGATGATGTCTGCTATCGAAACCAAATATACATCAATGTTTTCACCAGAAGAAGTTTCTGTTGAAGCTGATGCTGAAACAGAAGAGTAAGGGGCTAACATGAAAAGCTTTAAGGACATGCTTGCAGAGACGGCTGATAAGCCTAAGTCTCCGGATGAACAAAACTTTTTAGACAAACATATTGTATCCAAGCAAGACCATCCAGTCGCACCTGATGACCAGTTTTCTGGAGACATCAAGGGTAAAAAGAAAAAGAAGCGTGATGCAGATCGTGAAGAGGGTCAAGATAAAGAAGTGTACGAAGCTTCTGAATCAGAAATGACTCCTGAGCAGGAAAAGAAGCGTGAAGAAATTGTAATGTCTTTGAAAGCCAAAATGAGCGAATTCAAATCTCGTTACGGCGACAAAGCTAAAGACGTTATGTATGCAACTGCTACTAAGATGGCAATGAAAGACGAAGAAGTTTCCGAGGAAGTTTCTGAAGAGATTACTGAAGGCGTTCTAGCTGATTTACAAGACATCGTAAAGACAAAATCTATGAAAGCTGTAAAGTTTAAAGACGGTAAGAAGCAGAAAGTTGACTTAACTACTGCATCAATGATCGTTTCTATGCACAAGCAACTTAGCGGTGCGAACAAAAAGAAAGTCGAAGGCATGCTAGACGATAAGAATAACTTCATGAAGATGGTGCAATTTGCCATGAGTGCGGGGAAATAATATGTCTAGCGTAATCAGAGGAACAAGCGTATTAGTCGCATTGGCAGCAAACGCAACAAGCGCCGCCGGTCATACAGGCACTACAGCTACTAGAGTCCGGATTTTTAACGAAGGATCTAGTGGATTTAATACAATTGTTATTGGTGCAAGTGCGGCAACTAACCAGACGGTCAATGGAAATGTCACAGTTAATCGTGAAGCTGGCCTAACATATAGCTTTAAGATGCATGTTGGCGAGACTGTAACCATTGAGAAGCAACTTGGACAAACTATTACACCTACCGCCAATATCTCATATACACCAGTCGTTTACAGATAAGGGAGGAAGAATGTCATTATTAATTAAAGAACTCGTTGAAGACGTACACTATATTACTGAAGCCTCAGAAGACGGTAAAGGTAAGAATTACTTCATCGAAGGTATCATCATGCAAGGTGATATCAAAAACAGAAATGGTCGCATGTATCCTTCAAGAGTTCTCGTAAAAGAGATGAAGAGATATAATGAATCATATGTTGCGAAAAATCGTGCATATGGCGAATTAGGACACCCAGCAGGACCAACTATTAATCTAGATCGTGTATCACACATGTTCACTGAATTAAAGCAAGACGGTTCGAACATTGTTGGTCGTGCTAAGATTATGGAAACCCCTATGGGCAAAATCGTTAAGAATATTATCGATGAAGGCGGACTAGTTGGTATTTCGTCACGTGGCATGGGATCAATTAAACAGAATAAGAACGGAATCATGGAAGTGCAAGATGACTTTATGCTTGCAACTGCCGGAGACATCGTTGCAGACCCGTCTGCTCCTGACGCATTCGTAAAGGGTGTTATGGAAGGGGTAGAATGGATATATGATGTTGCTTCTTCTTCATGGACTTCAGCGCAAGCTTTTGACCAAATCGAAGAAGAAATTAGAGATACCGCAAGAGTATCTACGAAGGAGCTAGAGGTGAAAGCTGCCGCTCTATTTGAAAGGTTTGTAAGGTCTTTGCGCTAAAAGCGTAACACATGATTTTTATAAATAATACTAAATGAACACACTACTTATAAAAGGAGAAGTCAAAATGAGTGAAGAACTAGAAAAGAATCTAGACCTAGATGAAGCGAAAGCTACGGGCGAAGATTCTGTTGCAGCCGATGCTGTTACTCCCACAGGTGGTTCAGTGAAAAAGCGCAAGGGTGATCTTAAGAAAGCCGCTGATGCAAAAGCTGATGATGTCGAAGATGATGTCAAAACCCCTCAAGGAAAAAACGATGTAGGTATGAAAGAAGCTGTTGAGCGTATGTTTGAAGGATCAGATTTATCTGAAGACTTCAAAATGCAAACTATTGCTATTTTCGAAGCCGCAGTACATGAAAAAGTGTTAGCTGAAACTGCTACACTTGAAGAAAAGTTTGAAAGTGATCTACAGGAACAAGTAAACGTTGCTGTTGATGAGTTGGTAGAAAAAGTTGACGCCTATCTCGACTACGTTGTAGAGGGTTGGATGGATGACAATCAGGTTCAAATCGAAAGCAACATCAAAGTTGAAGTCGCTGAATCACTATTAACTGGCATCAAGGGTCTTGTTGTTGAACACAACATGGAAATCGATGATGAGCAAAAAGATATCGTTGCTGATTTAGAAGGAAAGCTCGAAGAGTCTACTACTAAATATAACGAGATCGTTGAGCAAATGATTGAAGTTCGTGAAGCTAAGACACAAGCCGACCTTGAAGTTGCCTTCAAAGGAATTTCTGAGGATCTAACTGACACACAAGCAGACAAGTTGCGTGTTCTCTCAGAAGGCGTATCTTATGATACAGTAGAAGACTACAGTAAGAAACTTGTTGCTATTCGTGACAACTACTTTACCGAATCTGCTCCTGTTGTATCTGAAGATGAAACTGATCTTCTTAATGAAGAGATTGCGGATGACGTTAAGCCAGTAATTAGTTCTAATCCGAACGTTGCTGCCTATGCAGATTCTTTAAACCGCTTTGCCAAATAATTATTATATAAATACTACTAAGTAAAATCTCAAAAAAGGAGAACCACAAAATGAGAAATGAAGAACTGATGAACAAGTGGAAGCCCATCCTAGAGCATACTGCTCTACCGGGTATCCAAGACTCTCACAGAAGTGCTGTTACAGCAACTCTATTGGAGAACACTGAAACAGCTATGATTGAAGAAGGTGGATATGCACCTACATCATTGCTTGAAGCCGCACCTGCTAACTCTAGTGCTGATATGGCTAAATATGATCCCGTACTGATCTCTCTAGTACGCCGTGCAATGCCTAACTTGGTTGCATATGACATTGCTGGCGTTCAGCCAATGACTGGTCCTACTGGACTTATCTTCGCAATGCGTACTAAGTACGAAGACACTGGCGGTAAGCCAGAAGCTTTCTACACCGAATCCGATTCAGATTATTCTGGTACTGGAACTCATGCTAACGCATTGGGTGCTGGCTCAGAAACAACTGGTTCTGGTTTTGCTACTGCTGATGCAGAAGCTCTTGGTGATGGTTCGGCTGCTGAGTTCGCTCAAATGTCTTTCGCTATCGAGAAAGTATCTGTAACAGCTAAGTCACGTGCTTTGAAAGCAGAGTACACAACTGAACTTGCTCAAGACCTTAAAGCTATCCATGGTTTGGATGCTGAGACTGAGTTAGCTAACATGTTGTCTGCTGAATTGCTTGCTGAAATTAACCGTGAAGTAATTCGTACGGTTTATGTAACAAGTAAAGCTGGATCACAGACTGGTACTGCTACTGCTGGTACATTCAACTTAGACGTTGATGCTAACGGCCGTTGGAGCGTAGAGAAGTTTAAAGGTCTCATGTTCCAAATCGAAAAAGAAGCTAACCAAATTGCTAAAGACACCCGTCGAGGCAAAGGTAACTTGATCGTATGTTCATCTGATGTTGCATCTGCACTTCAAATGGCAGGCGTTCTTGACTATGCTCCTGCTTTGAATAGCAACAACTTGAGCCCAGATGACACAGGCAACACGTTTGCTGGTGTTCTGAACGGTCGCTTCAAAGTGTATATCGATCCATACGCCGGTGCTAACTACATGGTAGTTGGTTATAAAGGTTCTAGCACATTCGATGCTGGTCTCTTCTATTGCCCATACGTGCCATTACAAATGGTTCGTGCAGTTGGCGAGAATAGCTTCCAATCTAAGCTTGGATTCAAGACTCGTTACGGCATGGTTGCTAACCCATTCGCTGGTGGTGCTACAGTTCGCTCAGGCGCACTTACTGCCAACGATAACGTTTACTACCGTCGTACAGCAGTTACTAACTTGCTATAAAAATAAGATTGGGGTCAACCCAACCTGACTTTAAGAGGCTCTTCGGAGCCTCTTTTTTTTGCTCTTTTTTTTGTATATAAATAATAGAATAAACGTGGGAGAAGAACATGGCTACAAATAACTTTCTATCATCAGTCGAGTTCAAATTCGTAATCAATAGATTGCCGAATGTTGAATTTTACGTACAGCAGGTAAACATTCCTGGAGTTAACTCTGGATACGCAGAAAGAATGACTCCATTTAAGTCGATCTATACACCAGGTGATACGCTAGTCTATGAAGACCTTACACTACAGATTATAGCAGACGAAAATATGCTATCGTTTAAAGAGTCCTTGAGCTGGCTAGAAGCTATTACTAGACCTGAAAGCTTTACAGGATATGCGGCACTTAACTCGCCACAAGTGGCATCATCTTCACGACTCAATCCTGAAGGTTCAGGCGTAACGTCTGATGGTACTTTGATCGTATTAGATAGTAACAAGAATCCGAATATAGAGATAGTCTTTAAAGATATGTTTCCAGTAGCCGTTGGTAGCATACAGCTAAATACTACTGATGCGGATGTTACACCACCAAATTTTGATATAACTTTTAAATACAGTGATTATTCTATAAAGATAATATGATGAGTTGACAATACTAACTACCTGTGATATGATCGCAGAACGATACTTAAATTATGGAGAGATGAATGAAACTAGAGAATATTATTGCAGAATGGGACAAAGATGGTCCAATCAATGCAATCAACATATCGAGCGAAGCCTCGAACACACCAAAACTGCACAATAAGTATTTCAAATTTTATATGGGAGAAGGTCATTTCCTACGTAAGATGAAAGCGGAATACAAAAAGCTAAAGATGCTCAAGATGGAATACTACAAGGGTGACCTAGATGTATCCGAGCTGAAGCAGTATGGCTGGGAACCTCAACCCCTTAAAATTCTGAGACAAGACATACCAACATACATCGAAGCAGACAATGATCTGATCGAGGCTGGGTTGCGTATCGGTGAACAAGAACAAAAAGTGGAATACTTAGAAGCCATCATTAAGATGATAGGTAACAGAGGCTTTCAAATAAAGAGCATTATAGACTGGGAGAGATTTAGAGTTGGTGGCTAATGGATAATGTATTAATAGAACGAGTAAACGATGTTTACGTTAGAGTAAGCTGTGAACCAGGCATTAAGATGGAGCTATCTGGACACTTCGAGTTTGAAGTACCAGGTGCTAAGTTCATACCTTCTGTACGTAACAAAGTTTGGGATGGCAAGATAAGATTGTTTAATGCTATGACGGGCATGATATATGCTGGTCTCGTTCCACGTATTCTAAAGTTCTGTAACATGCGAGATTATCCTGTAGAGGTTAGCCCTGGTACGTATGAGATAAATGATGTGCCCGATGACTCAGGAATGCAGTTAGCTAAAGAGTTTGAATCGACTTTTGTGCCTAGAGAGTACCAGAACGAAGCTGTAGTACACGCACTTAAACGAGATAGGGCGTTGATGCTGTCACCAACCGCATCTGGTAAATCCTTTATCATCTACATGTTAACACGTTTTCATATGGCACAGGGTAGAAAGACTATCATTGTCGTACCTACGACATCACTTGTAGAGCAAATGGCTTCTGATTTCATCGAATATAATAACGGTAATCCATTAGATATACATAAGATCAGAGGCGGCATTGATAAGAACGTTGACGCTGAGATCACTATCACAACATGGCAATCTATTTACAAGTTAAAGAAAGATTGGTATGAGAAATTCGATGTGGTCGTAGGAGATGAGGCTCACCTATTTAAAGCTAAGTCTTTGATATCTGTATTAGAGAAAATGATTGATTGTAAGTATCGCTATGGATTTACAGGAACACTTGACGGATCACAGACGCATAAGTTGGTGCTTGAAGGTTTGTTCGGTGCAGTGTATGAAGTAACCACTACAAAGAAGCTGATAGAAGATAACACACTCGCAGAGTTTGGAATTACAGCAATCACTCTACAGTATCCAGACGCAGTTAGAAAGCTGAATAAAGGTAAGACCTATCAAGAAGAAATCGACTGGATAGTTACTAATGAATCGAGAAACAAATATATTCGTAATCTTGCTCACTCTCTGCATGGTAATACTCTTATCCTGTTTCAGTTCGTTGAAAAGCACGGTAAAGTCCTATTACCTATGCTTGAGAAAGAAGGCAAGCATGTTCATTTCATCTATGGGGGAATCAGTGCAGAGGATCGTGAAGAAGTTAGGAGACTCGCTGAGACTAATGATGATAATATCATTCTCGCTAGTTATGGTACCTTTAGTACTGGTGTTAACATTAAGCGTTTGGATAATATTATATTTGCTAGTCCGTCTAAGTCCAAAATAAGAAACTTGCAGTCAATAGGTAGAGTACTTAGGAAGAGTAATAATAATAGTAAAGCTACGCTTTACGACATAGTAGATGATCTACAATGGAAGTCAAACAAGAACTTTGCAGTCAAGCACTTCATTGAAAGAGTTAAGATATACAATGATGAGGGGTTTGAGTATCGTATATATAATGTTAGTATTAAAGGATAAATTATGTTGATTCATATCAAAATGAGTAACGGTGAAGACTTGATAGCTAATTCTATATCAGAAGACGATGATCAGATTAGTATCGAGAACCCTGTACAAGTACGAATTCACCCAGTACACGGATTCTTTGCTAAGAGTTGGATGTTACTATCGGAGGAGAACTCAGTTTCTCTTAAAAAGAAGGACGTCCTGTTCTTAGGAAAAGCAAATGAGAAAGCTACAGAGTACTATGACACGTTTGTTGCGAGACTACATGATCTCCAGTCTGAAGATAATTACAACCTAGAAGACAATCTAGCTGATGATGATGCTACGATAGAAGATGTGTTCACAGCGTTAATTGAATCTAAGTCTAGTGTTAAACATTAGTTCTATTGCTGAGAGCATAGCTCTATTATACACGATTCCACAGCCATGTCAAGTCTTTTCTAGTACTATTTCAATAAAATATAAATTAATAATGTCTTGACAAACGGTACGTTTTTGTATATACTATAGTAAATAAGTTATAAAAGGTGAGGTGATTGATGGCTAAACGAGCGACACGAAATTACGTAAACAACCCAGAGTTTCTGGAAGCTATCGTAGCGTACAAGAAATTGTGCAACGAAGCAGAGGACTCAGGTGATAAAAGACCACAGATTCCAAACTATATTGGTCACTGTATCTACCAGATATCCACCAGACTAGCATCTAAGCCAAACTTTTCTGGCTACTCATACAAAGATGAGATGATTAGTGATGGTCTAGAGAATGCTATTCAAGCACTAGGTAATTTTGATCCAGAGAAATCACACAATCCATTTGCATACTTTACACAGATTATCTGGTACGCTTTCTTAAGACGTATCGATAAAGAGAAGAAGCAACTCTACATCAAGCATAAAGTCACAGAGAATTCTGTTATGACGGGTACTGCTACTGATGGTGCAGACGATGCTTCTGGTGAACCAGCTTACATCGATCTCAATAACGACTACATGAATGACTTCGTTAGGACGTATGAGAAGAAGATGGAAGACAAGAAGAAGCAACAAGTGAAAGCCAAGAAGGGTCTAGAGAAGTTTATTGACGAAGATCCTAAAAAAGAGGACTAGAGCATGAAGATTGCAATCCTGAACGATACGCATTGGGGCGCACGTAATGATAACACTGCCATTGCTGATCATCAGATAAAGTTTTACCGTGAAGTATTCTTCCCACACCTACGTGAGAATGGGATAACTACAGTATTTCACTTGGGAGATGTTACAGACAGACGTAAATATATCAACTTCGTTACAGCTAAAAATCTTGAAGATCACTTCATGAAAGTCTGTGCAGACGAAGGCATTGAACTGTATATGATAGCCGGGAATCATGACACTTACTTCAAGAACACTAATGATGTAAATAGTCTTAACCAATTGTACGGTAATACAAGTCATCAGAACTTACATCTATATTGGGAAAAACCAGTAGAGTTGGACATGGACGGTTGTAAGATTATGCTTGCTCCATGGCTATGTGCAGAGAACTATGATATGTCTATGAAAGCTATGGCTGACACCAAAGCGCAAATTCTTATGGGACACTTTGAGATCACTGGCTACGAGATGGATAAAGGTCATCTATGTGATCATGGTATGGACCGCAACACGTTTGCTAAGTTCGACTCAGTTTATTCTGGTCACTTCCACCAGCCATCATCAATAGGTAATATCTCATATCTAGGCGCACAGTACGAAATGACTTGGTCGGATCATGACCAGAAGCGTGGCTTTAGTGTGTTTGATACCGAATCTCGCACAATGGAATATGTTCGTAACCCGTTCAGTCTGTTCCATAAGATTGTATACAATGATACAGACATGACTATAGAAGATGTTGCCCATCTCGACACTACTAACTTGACAAACACCTTTATTAAAGTTATAGTATCTAATAAAAGTAATCCTTACATCTTTGACCTATTCTTAGATAGGCTTCAAGCATCTGCTCCATGCGACATCAAAGTCGTAGAAGATCACATGAACCTTGATGTTATAGATGAAAGCGAGTTGGTTGATGAGGCGCAAGATACTCTAACCATTCTGAAGCAGTATGTTCAGAACCTAGAGTTTACTGGTGATAAGTCTAAAGTTGAAAGAGTTTTAGATGATCTGTATAAAGAGGCGATTGATTTATGATTTTGTTTGAGAGAGTTCGATATAAAAATATATTATCGACTGGTAATGCTTGGACCGAAGTACAACTAAACAGGAGTAAATCGACTCTTGTTATTGGTGACAATGGTGCAGGTAAGTCAACTATGCTAGACGCATTGACGTTTGCGTTATACGGTAAGGCGTTTCGTACTATTAAGAAAAACCAACTACTTAACTCCATCAACGGTAAGGGTCTAGAAGTCGAAGCGTACTTTACCATAAGTGGTGCTAAGTATGTTATTAAGCGTGGCATCAAGCCAAACTTCTTTGAGATATGGAAGAACGATGAGTTAATGAATCAAGATGCGGCTGCCCGAGACTATCAAGCTTATCTAGAGGAGAGTATCCTTAAGTTAAACTATAAGTCTTTTGGTCAAGTTGTTGTTCTAGGTGCTAGTACATTTGTTCCGTTCATGCAGTTACGTGCTGGTGAGAGAAGAGATGTTATCGAAGACTTGCTAGATATCCAAATCTTTACTGTGATGAATACGTTACTCAAAGATAGGCTTACTGCTAACAAGACTGAGATCACTGAGATAAAGTACCAGATTGATTTACTTAAGAATAGAATAGATTCATCCAAGAAGCACAATGATTCCATTCGTGAGATTAAGCAGGGTGAAGTGTCTAAGCTTAAAGAGAAGCTACGTGAACAAATTGCGTTTATCGAAAGCGAACAGGCTGTCATTGATACTATTCTAGACGATATAGAGGGGTTGACTAAGGGTATCTCCGACAAGGGTGTTACTAAGAAAAAATTAGAGGAGCTACAGACATTAGATGGAGAATTATCCAGCAAACTCAAGTCCCTGCGAAAAGAAATCGACTTCTACGAACACAATGACAACTGCCCAACTTGCAAGCAGGGCATCGAACACGACTTCAAGACCGACACCGTTAGCGGTAATTCTTCGAAAGCACAAGAAATCGAAGTGGCAAGGACAGAACTTGGACATAGAGGTCTAAAAGTAGAAGAGCGTCTTAAGGAGATCGATCTTGTCGAAGACGATATTAACTCTAAGAATCTTGACGCTAGTGGTCATAGAGCAAATCATAAGATGGCTCTTAACTCGTGTAGACACATTACGACTGAGTTAGACGAAGCTGAGAGTGAAGTCACTGCTATTGATAGTAATGAGATCAAAGATCAAGAGACTCAGCTTGCCGATCATCATAAGAGCCAAACACAATTGTTTGATGATAAAGAAACCCTAAGTATAGTTTCGTCTATGCTGAAGGATGGTGGTATCAAAACACGGATCATTAAGCAGTATGTACCTGTTATGAATAAGTTGATCGGAAAGTATCTATCAGCTATGGACTTCTTTGTTCAGTTTGAATTAGATGAGAACTTCAACGAGACGATCAAGTCTAGATTTCGTGATGAGTTTTCGTATGCATCTTTCTCTGAAGGTGAGAAGTTGCGTATCGATTTAGCGTTGCTGTTTACTTGGAGAGCAGTTTCTAAGTTACGCAACTCTGTATCGACTAATCTATTGATTATGGATGAGATAATGGATTCATCATTGGACACCTCTGGTACAGAAGAGTTTCTTAAGATAATCGAAGAACTCTCGGCTGACTCCAATATCTTTATTATCAGTCACAAGGGTGACCAGTTATTTGATAAATTCCACAGTGTCATCAAGTTTGAGAAAGTAAAGAACTTCAGTAGGATTGCAACATAATAGAAAGGACAGATATGTCGATAGAGGCTAGACTTGAATCATTAGAGCGAAAGCATAAGCATCAACATGCTATCATTGAGGCTGCCGAAGCAGAGAAGGCACCAGACCATTACATCGTTAAAATGAAAGTTGATAAACTGAAACTAAAAGATGAAATTGAGAGTATAAAGCGTGATCTATCTATTTGATGTGGACGGAACTTTAACACCGAGCAGAGGCAGAATTGATGCTGAGTTTGGTGCTTGGTTCTCTAAATTTGTTGAGAACAACCATGTATGCTTAGTTACGGGTAGCGATAGGGCTAAGACTATTGAGCAAGTTGGCGATTACATATATTTCAAGTGTAAGCGTGTGTATCAGTGTTCTGGTAATGATGTTTGGGAAGGTGATAATAACATCAGAACTAATGACTGGAAACTGCCTAAGTTAGCACAATATTTCTTAGAAGAGAAGTTAGAGCAGAGTGGCTTTGGCATACGCACTGGCAATCATATCGAGCATCGTCCAGGTATGGTAAACTTCAGTATCGTGGGTCGTAATGCAAACACAGAACAGCGCAAGTGGTATACCGAATACGAAGGACTTCATATGGAGCGTGGACACATCGCTGATATGTTCAATCAACACTACCCGTATTTGACTGCTAGTGTCGCAGGTGAAACTGGCATAGATATCTACCCACTAAACTCTGGTAAAGAACAGGTCTTGACAGACTACGATAAACCTGCTATACTATGCTTTATAGGTGATATGTGTGAGAAAGGTGGTAATGACTACACGATTTCGCAAGCTATATCAAAGAGAGACAATAGTAAATTTTATAATGTTAAGAATTGGAGAGAAACATGGGACCTACTGAGACAAGAACAATAGTTGGCTTTACGGCATCTACGTTCGACTTATTACATGCAGGTCATGTTGCTATGTTACGAGAAGCTAAAGAGCAATGTGATTACTTGATATGTGGATTACAGATCGACCCTTCTACGGATCGACCAGAGAAGAACTCACCTATACAAACAATCGTTGAGCGATATACACAACTTGCGGCTATCAGATATGTTGATGAGATAGTTGTATATGCTACAGAGGATGATCTTACTGACATATTAGAGATGTATAGTATCGATGTTAGAATTCTCGGTGATGAATACAAAGACAAAGAGTTTACTGGTAGAGAACGCTGTGAGACTTTAGGTATAGCATTACACTTTAACACTAGAGATCACAGATTTTCTACAAGTGGTTTACGTAAGAGGATACTAGAAAGATCATGAAGATACTCTTACCATATTCAACACACTTCGAATTAGTAAAGCATCAGGACTCTAGCGGTCCTGTAATAACTGGTGGGATAGAAAAGTTCGTTCAAGACTTAGAGAATAACATTGACGGCATCATCCCAATACGTATTACTAAAGAAGACAAGGATAATCGTAACACTAAGCGTAAGATTACTGATGCTATTGCATTGCATAATCCTGATATGATATTGTTTAACAATCCTTGGTGGGGAAACATGATGAGAACGTTTGGTGTTCCATTAATTTCTATTATGCATGAACCACTTGTGCGTGACATACGTATGATCGAACTAGGCACAATACTGAAAGAACTGAATGATTATGGATGCCATATCTGGTTTGTTAGTCCTAGACAGCTAGATTATCATAGAGTTATGTCGCAAAGAATAAAAGACGTTGACTTTGGTGAAGTGAAAGGCTATATCAATCCATCTTATCTAGACAGTAGCACTACAGTATCAGAAGATTTGCAGTATGATTGCACTACGGTCGGTAGATGTGATAATGAGAAAGCACCGTTTCTAGTTCATTTAAAGCTCCAGAGATCCGACCTAAATAGTCTTGTGATGACAAATGATGGAGTTTATAAGAGTGATACTGTTAACGATTACGTAGCATCGAATCAGCATTGGGATGCACCAAGCCACACTTTGCGTGGATTACCACACACTGATGTCATGCAGAACATAGCTAAGTCTAAAGTGTTTTGTTCTACCTGGCCAAAAGAATCTTGGGGTATTACAGCAATGGAATCTTTAGGCTGTGGAGTACCAACCATTCTTATGACTGATGACAGCAACGCACATGCAAGTGAGTCCATTGCGGCAGATAGGTCACACTACATCAAAATTAATAGAAAGTGTTCTGATTCAGATTTCGAAGAAGCAGTGAGAAGTCTAATGAACACATCACATGAGAAGCGCATAGAGATATCGGAAATGACCAAAAAGAAGCATAGCTTAGAGAATTGGAAATTAGGTATTGACAAGATGATCGAAATGCGCTATAATGACAAGAATAAAGCATATTCAGATTTGACGGAGTTTTTTACATGACAGACACACCAAAACCAGTAATCAGCGAGAGTTCGGGTTACGATAATTATATGGAAGCTGATGCTCGTAATAATGACTCTTATAGCATAGGTCTTGATAAGTTCTTTGATGAGCCATTACCAGTTGTGTTACAAGACACGACCAAAGCGAAGAGTTCTCTGGAATCTGACGTATGGAAAGCTGTTAAGGTACACTTCAGAACTAACGATGACCTCGTAGATTTCTGTACTAAACTGAATCAGATGATACCAAACAATGTAAAGTCTGCTTACTATCCCCTACATAACCCAGAGTTAAGTCTGTTTGGTGACGAAGATGAAGAGCCTGTTACCATAGATGCGACTAGACTCTCACCTAAAATTAGAGATCAAGCTGTATCTTGCATACTAGATGGTGTTGAAGTCGAAGTTGATCCTAATGCTAAAGAAGATGAAGCATGGAAAGACCATTGGCACGGTATGCCAGATTACTCGCAAGAATGGGCATTAGCGTTAAGAACTATCACTATGAAGTTCCGTACTAAAGCACACTACGATGAGTTCTCAAATCGAATCGCTCAAAGCATGACTGATAAAACTAAGTGGATATGGCATCCAGAACAGAAGATAATTCGCAATAGATTACTTCGTTGGGTACAACCAGCTGGTAGAACGCTCCCTGAGCATCCTATGTACATAGTATCAAAGGGTCGTGCCGACTCTATGTTTACATCTCGTTCACTTTCTCGTATGCAGATACCACATTATATTGTTATCGAGCCGCAAGATCATGACGATTATGATAAAGCACTTGATACCTTTAACATGAGAGATTACGTAACACTACTAGTCGCACCATTCTCCAATCACGGTGATGGTCCTGGTCGTGCTAGAAACTGGGCATGGGATCATTCAAGTAGCATCGGTGCAACAAGTCACTGGGTTCTAGATGATAACATCTCTGACTTCTATCGTCTACATGATAATCAACGTATCCGCTTCGAAAGTGGTGTAGGTTTTCAAGTCATGGAAGATTTCGTTAGTCGCTATGATAACGTTTACATTGCAGGTCCACAGTATCGTTTCTTTGTTGCTCCTACGCATAAGTATCCAGCATTTGTTGCTAATACTCGTATATATTCAACGTTGCTCATTCGTAATGATTGTAAGCATCGCTGGCGTGGACGTTACAATGAAGACACTGATATCTGTTTACGAGTGATGAAAGATGGTGACGTATGTGTGCAGTTCAATCAGTTCCTTCAAGGTAAAGCGGCAACACAAACTGTTTCTGGTGGTAATACTGCTGAGTTCTATCACGCAGAAAATACTGAGAATGAAGAGTTCAAGGATACTGGTTACAACACAGAGGGTACAGTTAACAAGTCCCAGATGTTGGTTGATATGCATCCAGATGTGGCACGTCTCGTTTGGCGTTATGGCAGATGGCATCATTGGGTAGACTACGGTCCATTCAAAATCAATGAGATGAAACTTAAGCCTGGTATTCAGTTACCTTCAGGCATAAACAATTACGGCATGGAACTAGAAACTAACTTCGACTGGAAGAATGCATAATAAATGAAATAGTACTTGACATTGCCTACCAGTTTGCTATACTGTGTACATAGATAAAGTTACTAGTGAGAGTGTATTGATTATGATGAACGTTATGACGAACAGTATGAACATGAAGAAGAAGTTTATAGATGAGGGAAACCTACTGCCACTCTGTATTAATCCTGGCTGTAATCGCAACGTACAAGTACGTGCTTGGGATAACTGGTCATTCAAGACTGAATGCGGTACCTGTTACAAATCACGTGCTACAGGTGTTAGAGGTAATGCTATGACGGGCATTACAATTCATAAGAAAACTTATTGCGAAAACACTGACGGTCATCTAGGTTGGATTTGTCCAGTAGATGCTTCTGCCTTTGTTGCTTTAAGTATGTTGAATGCCCTCGATTTAGAACACACTGATGGTGATCACAATAATAATAATCCAGAGAACGTCAAGACGATCTGTAAAATGTGTCACGGTAAGAAGTCTATGAAGTACGGAGACTTCAGCAACCAGAAAGCGTCTGCAAGAAAGTTTAATTAAATTGCAAATAAAGGTTGACAAACACCTAATAGTATGCGATAATACGTACATAAGATAACAAAAGAGAGATTATAAATGTCCCATGAGTATACATTAACAATCGTAAGTGAAGAACCTAGTATGAAGGAAGTAATGCTATCTCATATAATGGTTGTAAAAGAAAATGATGATAAATTCAATGTAATAAAAAATAGATTGACTGGAACTAAAGGTTGTTACAATAAAACTGAGTTCTATCTATTATGGAATTACTATAAAGAACTTGCAATCGTATTATCAGGAGAGATAACATTATGATAGTAACAGTGATTCACAATGCGTTCGAAAAAGACCCAGTGACAGTCGCAGAAGTTAATTCTCCTGCCTTAGCTACAGTAGATGAAGCATTAGAGTATGCTTATCGATGGACTAACAACATTATGGGCTCTTGGTCTCGAACAGATGTCGAAGATAACAATGATGAGAATCCAAACGTTACTGTCCTAGCTCCACTTATCGAGAGCAATGGCAAGACTTACGGTCTTCGCTCTACTTCAATGAATGACTTAATGATCGCTAACGGTAGAACTTATAAAGTTGCTATCTGTGGCTTTAGTGAGGTAGCATAATGAAGAAGGGTAGAAAAGACTTTATATTCGATTTAGAAACTATTGGTGCGAACGTATTCGTTTGTCCTGTAGTTGACGTTGCCTATACCATATTTGAATGGGACAGGTTTCTCGAAGATCCTTATACCTTTGAAGAGATTGCTGGTACAGTTCAGACCGTAAAGGCTGATGTATCTGATCAAATGAATAATTACGGATGTAGCTTTACTAAAGCAGATGTTGCTTGGTGGGAAAGTTTACCTAAGCTTGCACGAGACAAATTAAATCGTTCAACAAATGACTTGACAGCAGTAGAGTTTTGTGATACAATACTCACATATCTTAGAGAAGAAAAGAATGTAGATTATTGGTGGTCAAGGGGTAATACTTTTGATCCAGTCATATTGAATAGACTGATGCTTGCTACTGATAGAGTAGACTCGTTTAACCAATACCTTAAGTTCTATAAAGCTAGAGATGTTCGTAGTCACATCGATGCTAAGTTCAACTACACAACAAGAAATGGTTTTGTTCCTGTAGCTGATGAAGAGTATTGGAAGACAGCTTTCATTGCACACGATAGTTCACATGACGTTGCGGCAGATGTTATGAGATTACAAACTATACATAGAGCCGAACACGACTTGGAGCAAACTACACGATGAATAAAGAGAATTTTGGTGAGTCTAAGACAGGTGCTTTAAGAGAAGCATTAGGTACTCCTTACATGAGACAAGTTCCCCTAGAGGGTATTGCCGCAGGGGCTGCCGCACTAGAATACGGTGCATTGAAGTATGCTGATCGTAACTGGGAGAAGGGTCTACCATGGCAACAGATGATTGATAGTCTGAAGCGCCATATTGATGACTTCGAACGTAGAAAAGATTACGATGACGGTCCAACTGGATCAGGCTTACCGCACGTTTGTATGATTATGGCTGGAGCATTGATGCTATCAACTTCAGTTATGCGTGATATCGGTGAAGATGATCGTATGCCTGCATTGAAAGATGATGCTATGTCAGCTAAAGACTGTGCCAAGTGGATAGAAACGCAGTTAGCAAGAGCCGAGAGTGTGATGGCAATGAGTGATGAAATGAAAGAAAAACAGAAGGAGTACAATCTATCGTGAGAAGTTTAGGGTGTTCTGCTATAAATAATAAGAGCAGAGTGAAGATGATTTTTAATATAAACAAGGTGAATAAAATATGAAATTTAGTAATGAAACAATGAGCGTACTCAAGAACTTTTCGAGTATCAACCCAAGTATTGTCTTTAAGGCAGGGTCGGTAATTCGAACAATCTCCCCACAGAAAACTGTTATGGCTGCGGCAACAATAGGTGAGACTGTTGAGCAACAAGCAGGCGTATATGACTTGTCAAGATTCTTGGCAACTCTATCTTTATTCGAAAATCCAGAAGTCGTATTTGGTACAGATCGTTTTACTATTAAGGGTGGTAAAAGCGAACTCAAATACACCTACACTTCTGAATCATTGATCGTATCCCCTCCCGAGAAGGACATTGTTGTTCCTGATCCAGAGGCTACAATCAATGTTAGCTGGCAAGCTATTGACAGTGTGATCCGTGCCACGGGCGTACTACAGTTGCCAGAAGTTGCTTTCTCTAGTGACGGGAGTACTATTACTCTCTCCGCTGTAGATAGCAAGACATCAACAGCCGATAGTTACGATGTGATTATTGCTGAAGGTGTTGAGACACCACCCTTTAACATGATTATCAAAACAGATAATCTAAAACTAGTACCAACCGACTACGAGGTCACATTGTCTTCTAAAGGTATGGCACACTTTAAATCCGATAAAGTCCAATACTGGATTGCAATCGAATCTCGTTAAAATCATAAATATAGGAGAATATTATGACAGATGAAAACCAAGTAGCTTCAGGTGAAGCACAAGTAGAAGACCAGGCTAGCACAGAAGAGCAAGCACCAGGTCTTTCATTGCAGGATATTTCTGCGGCTGTTCAAATCATTGATGCAGTTTCACCTCGTGGTGCATTCCGCGGAGAAGAAATGGCTTCAGTAGGCATGGTACGTGAACGCTTTATGGCATTCTTGCGTCATGCTAAAGAGAATGGTCAAGATGTAACACTTCCGGGTGAAGCACCTACGCCTGCAACAGCAGAAGCACCAGCAGAAGCCCCTTCGGCTTAAGCTAAAACTGAGAGAGGTAGTTGAGAAAAGTCTTGACTACCTCTTTCTTTTATTATATACTGATGTGATGTAAATATATTATGGAGTTTTATTATGCAAGACAATTTTTTATGGGTTGAGAAGTATCGCCCACAGACGGTATCTGATGCCATTTTACCTGACGAACTGAAAGCGACTTTTCAGCAGATGGTAGATCAGAAAAACGTACCAAATCTTTTACTCTCTGGTCGTGCAGGTATAGGTAAGACTACTATCGCAAAGGCTATGTTAGAAGAGATTGGTTCTGACTATATAACAATTAACGGTTCTATGAACGGTAATATCGATACACTTCGATATGAAATTTCTAACTTTGCTTCTAGTGTATCTTTCACTGGTGGTCGCAAGTATGTGATCCTAGACGAAGCAGACTATCTAAATCCAAATTCGACACAGCCCGCACTCCGTAACTTTATGGAAGAGTTCTCAAAGAACTGTGGCTTTATCATGACCTGTAACTTTAAGAACAGGATCATTGAGCCTCTACACTCTCGTTGTAGTGTTGTTGAATTCTCAATCGAAAAGGGTGATAAGCCCAAACTTGCTTCACAGTTCTATAAGCGTGTTTGCAAAATACTAACTGATGAAGGTGTAACTTATGATCAAAAATCTGTGGCTGAACTTGTGCAATTATATTTCCCTGATTGGCGCAGAGTGCTTAATGAATTACAGCGTTATGCTACTACTGGTAATATTAATGCTGGCATCCTAGCTAATAAATCTGGTGATAGTATCAGTGGTCTAATCGATCTAATGAAGAGCAAAGATTTCACTGCCACACGTAAGTGGGTTGCTGAGAACATTGACGTAGATTCCGCTGTTCTGTATCGTCAACTATATGATGTATTACCATCTAAGGTTAATTCCACACAAAGCATTGCTGATGCCATTATCATCTTGTCCGAGTATCAGTACAAAGAAGCTTTCGTTGCAAACACTGAGATTAATCGTGTTGCGGCATTAGCCACTCTTATGGCCGAAGTTGATTGGAAATGAAACTCAATCCTTTCAGTAAGACTGCGGATAAGATATGCTTGATGTGCGAAGCTTTAGTTGGTAAGAATCCCGCTGAAGTTCGTTATAAATACCTTGACGGTGAAGGTGTTGCATATCTGTGTAAAGAATGTAGTGATGATGTGAATCAAGATACAATTGATAAGGAGCATAACGATGAGTTCTCCGTTTGAGTATGTAAACAGTATAAATTTTACCAAAAAGAATATGATGCGTGATAGCGAGAACGATGTACTCGCTGAGAAGGGTTACGAGCCATGGCTAGTCAACAAAGCTTTGTCTTACTTTCCTGATACCATACTCCACGCTAATCTCATGAACCAATGTCACCATCTGGATAAGCGACCCCAGTACGAGTGTCTTATAAATAGCATTAGACCTAAGAAGCGATTTAGCAAGTGGGTTAAGAATGCTAGTAATGAGGACCTTGAATTGGTGTGTGACTATTATAAATGTAATAGAGTTATCGGTCAAGAGTATTTGTCTTTGTTGTCTAGTGAACAGTTAGGCATTATGAAAAAACAACAAGACACAGGTGGAATTAAAAGATGAATTTAATAGATAAACTCGTTGAGGTCACATTGCCTAATGAAGAGAGTTTTCTTAAGGTCAAAGAGACCTTGACTCGAATTGGCATTGCCTCTAAAAAAGAACAGAAACTATACCAGTCGTGCCATATCTTGCATAAGCAGGGTAAGTACTACATCGTACACTTCAAAGAACTATTCATGCTAGACGGCAAAACTAACGACTTCTCTGAAGAAGATCGTGCCCGTAGAAACATGATTGTTACCTTGTTAGAAGAGTGGGAACTGATTAAGTCAGTTGACCTATCTAAGATTGCAGAGCCAGTTGCTCCTTTATCTCAGATCAAGATTCTTCCTTTCAAAGAGAAAGACCAGTGGGAGTTGATTGCCAAATACAGCATAGGCAAGAAGCGATAATACTTTATACAATTTAAAACAAGGAATATATTATGACGCAAGAAGATATCGATACATTGGCATCTGAACTCCATATCGGCACTGCAAATCAGCAGTTGGCTGAGAACTGGACACAAACTGTACCAGTCCCCCCATATACGTTGACGTACTCTCTCGATGATCGAATGGGAGATATGCATGACATACACATGGGTGACGAACTAAAGATTTATAAACTCTTTCCTGAAGCGCATCTACCAACGTATGGTAGCGAATGGGCGGCATGCTTCGACTTATCGGCATCTCTTCGTGAAGAAGATAGTCTCGCAGTATACGGTCACAACAACACCAAAACTAAACGCCCCATGCACGAACTCCTAAACGGAAAACGAGGTATCACTATCTATAGTGGTGAACGATGTCTAGTGCCAACTGGTTTAGTGTTCGACTTAGATGAGAGCCAGTCTCTAAGAATTCATGCACGTTCAGGTTTAGCTTGGAAGAATGGCATTACAATAGCAAACTGTGAAGGCATTATTGATGCAGACTATACTAACCAAACATTCGTTATGCTATATAACATCTCTAGCGATCCATTCGCAATTCTTGACGGCATGCGGGTTGCTCAAGGTGAAGTTGTAGATCAGAAAGCGCAACTGGAATTCACTGTAGTTGATGTAGAGCCAGAGCCTAAGACTGATCGTGAAGGCGGATTTGGTTCAACGGGAGTTTAGATATGTACAATAAAGACCAACTAAGTTTTAGATTCTATGATATAGATCCAGAGCAACTATCGTTTGACTTTCCATATGACCCAAAGAGCCTATACTGCCAAACCGATTTGTTCGATGGATTAAGCACCAATTCGCAACTGTCCATAACTGGTACCACAAACTCTGGATTGAGTGTGACGCAGTTACAAGTGACTAATAATGGACTACATATTCGTCAAGAAAGGCAGACTTGGATTAAAACTAAAATAGCAAACTGGTTAGGAATCAAATATATAGCATCATGATAGAGAAAGAGCAGTTACCTTTACATCTAGATTACATAGCTACTTCTAACTCCGTGATATGTATTCAAGACTTTTCTTTTAGTGCTTACGGTGGAACGATAGGTTATATCACTCCACAACCAGAGTACATGCTTTTGCAATTAGACAATAAGCCTTCGTTGTTTCGAAGACTTGCTTACAGTCTACTTAATATAAAGTGGGAACTGAAAAGGTCATAACTCCTCTTTATAAACTCTATGCAAAAAAGTAATGATCTTTTTTGAGTTTATTGATAAAAGTCATAACTAATTTATATAAATAAAAGTGAGTCGCTTTCGAGGGCTCATAACTTTAA